AATAATAGTGTCAGTCATTTCTCTCGCCCCCTTATTGCCAAATGCCAATGGCTTTTACCATAAACGGAAAAGTCAAGGCTCGTTCTTGTGAATCGGACACAAAAACAGTTACACTACTGCTGCTCAAATCTCTCAACGAAACATTGATTAAGCCGTAATGGGACAGTGACTTAACATCTATAAAATATGGTGGACTGGTAAAGAAATCACTCGGCAACGCAATCGTATGTGTTGTGTAGTACAAGGCAGCGCTTTGTTGATTCATATGGAGATCAACTTCTTCGGTTGTTCCCCAACAAACCGCCTTGCCACTTGCCCATTTTTCGCAATACCAACCTGTTTCAAACCAACCGCACTCGACAATATAATCTTTGCTTAGTTTTTCCAACCTCTGCTCTGTGTCAGGGTTTTTTATATTGGTAAAGTTTACACCGACATATTGGTCAATATCTCTTCCCCACATATTTTTTCCTGTAATACGGATAAATTTATCGGGGTTTGACATATCAATAGTCAAGGTAACCTCAGTCTTAACCGCCCCCGACCAATCGGCTAAACTTCTTTGACCATAGGTGGCTTGACTAAAAGCGGTCATATCAACAAGGCTCAACTTTCCGTCACCGTTATAGTCATAAAGAGGGAAATCGTATATAGGGATAATCTCTGCACCGACTATATGCCTTTGAATTTTTTCGACTTCTTCTATTCCTGGCTCAAGAAAAACCATTGCCTTATGAGTAAATGTACCTGACATAGTTATATCCTTTGCAAATAATTTTTCTAATGCGTAGATATATTCCGCATTTACAAGCAAATTGCCGTTTTGGTCCCGATATAACCCTTGCAACTGTCCGTTGTTTGTTAGTCTGTTGTAGACTTCCTCTGCCGTTAATTCTTCGTCAAGGTTGTCAACGGCTTTTTGTGCTTCTTCGGCAGCATCTCGGGCATCTGTCGCAATTCCCATAACCTCGGCAAACCTTTTGCCTAAATCTAATTTTTGTTCAAGTTGTTGTGGAGTTCGTGTATGCACTCCGTCCATTTTTGCGCTCATATTTGCACCTCATTTCAACAAAAAGAGGACTATTGAAAAATAGCCCTCTTTCTTCTGCTACCACCTAATTGTGCCGTCAGATGTTACTGTAAAGCCTAATTTCTTTAGAATGGATTCCATTTCCGCATAGGAAATATCTTCTCTGCCGTTTAGGTAGTCTATGATTTCGTAATTGTAGGTATCATCGGCATTGTACTCGTTCTTGAAAAGGATAATCTTCTCGTAGTAGTCAATATCAAGGTTGTTGATATAATCGGCAACCTTTTCTTTTCTGCTTCCGCTTATAGATTTTCCGTTTTCGTCCTTATCTGCCTTAATATCGTACAATTCGCTTGTATAGGTTTTATAAGCGTTATAGCCGCCAACCGCTTTTGCAACGGCGTAATTCTCAGGATATTCGTAAGCATAATCGTACTCTTCCTTGTTGCTCCAATATTCAGAAGCACTTATACCGAGTCCGTTTGTTACTTCTTCCTGTTTTTCAAGTTGCTTTCCGCTTATCTTTTGCCAACCTGCCTCTGCACTCGACTCTTCGCCCGGTTCATACCACCTAAAGTGTGTATCGCCAACAGTAGCATATTTGCCTTGTATTCTCACATCTTCGTAAGTATTAAGGCTTTCCCTCGCAAGACTGTTAATCTGCTCTTGAATGTTTCGTACTCTCTCATACTTAACATCATCGGGAAGAGAACTGTTTTGTATCTCTCGCTTCTGTTGATAGAGTTCGCCAAGTTCAGAATTTATAGAGTTCATATATTTCTGCTTCAAAATATCCTCGTCCGTTGCTTTGCTGCTATTGGCATTTACAGTAAGTTCGTCAACCTTATCGTAAAAATCAGATACATTTTGATTATTCATTACGCTATCGGTTGTAAACTTATCTTTTAACGGTGCGAGAAGATTTCCCTCTATCGAATTATCTCCGCTTTCGGCTTCGGGTGTCAGCATAGGCAATACAACATCACCAAGACCACCGCTATACTGATTAAGCAAGTAATTGATTTTGTATGGACTGAAATTCAACTTTTCGCCTAACCATTTGCTTAACTCGTCTGTGCTTTCGTCAAACTGTTCGGCTTCGGGCAAGTCTTGTAGCCTTGTAGGAACTAAGTCACCGCCGTACCACGCTTTATTGTTTGCAACTTGCATAATCGGGGCAAGGATATTGTTCTCTATCGGGTTGTTCGGTGCAATATTGTTCATTACCAACTCAAAGAAGTTAGCAAAGTCAACCTCATCGTCACCCGTTATAGCGTTTCCTATCTGCTCAAAGGCTTCTTGAATAACCGCTACTGCTCTACCTTTAGGAATACGAATAAATTTGCCGTCTTCGGTTTTTGCGACAATGTAATAGTTATCCTTTACATAGTCTGATAACTCTGCGTATTCCTCATCATCGTCCCAAAGTAAGCCGTTTAAGAGAATTGCGGGTAAACCTGCTAACGCTGTCTTTGTAGCAAGACCGACCCAACCTTTAAGACCATTCGCTTTTGCTTCTCGAATATTTCTCACTTGTTGCATAGCACCCTGAACGGAAGCATTAAGGAATGTTGCACCGTTCCTGTTAAGGAATTTCGTAACATCTCCGCCTGCCGCAAAGTTCGTTGTTACTCGTGCGGCATCTAACATTGAAACCTCAACACTTGCACCGTTCTTTCGACTTGCGATATATTCCGCAACTCTCGGTATTTTTTCAAAAAAATCGTTTGCCTTGCTGATCGCATCTAAAGGAAAGCCAACAATTTTTCTTAAAGTGCCTTTTTCTTTCGCAAAGGTGTTTGAGTCTTTTTCAAAATAGGTGTTTTGCTCTCCGCCGTTAGCAATATACTCTGCATAATATTGACCTTTTCCGCTTATCATTTCCACTACTGCTTGTGGGAAGTTAGCGTAAGTCTTTGCAGGGTGTTGAGAGTTCATTAAAACATCTTGAGCATCTTTTACGGCATTGGTAAGCATAAATGTCGGATTGAACTGCGTAAGAACATTCCGATGCAAATTGCTTATAGTATTTGCCACTTTGTTTGTATAGGCTAAACCTTTGCTTGTCGGCTTCAAAGCATCGTACATTTCCTCGGTAATTTCAAATGTTACTCTTTCGCCATTTTCAAATACTGTAAATGTCGGTGCTTGTCCGTTTTTGCCCTCTTGGAGTAGACTTTCGTGAGAGTCAACACTATCAATAATTCCGTCAATGTCGGTCGGTGCCTTTTCTATTGTAGTGCCGAGAGTATTTTTAAGTTCTACACCAAAGTTATTTTTTGCCGCTGCCTTAAATGTCTGTAATGTCCGCATAGCCATTGTGTCAAACAAGGGGAGTATATCACTATTACCGCCCGTTGCTCTTTTTACAGGGGCATTTACGCCTGTTTTATTGGTATCTAAGGCAACATTGATATTTACTCCGTTGTCACCAACTCGGCGAATAGGTACATAGTGAGGGTACATTTCCGCCCACAAATCAGCCGTTTCTTGCGAGATTACACCTTTTTCGACTAACTGATTTCTCAAATAGTTCATATAGGTGTACACATCGTCAGCATAAGCCTTAAAGTCCGGGTTTTCGGCTTCGATTTTGTTTACTATGCCTTGCGATACTTCCGATGTTACAAAGTCACCGAAAACGGGTTTGTTCTCAACATCTTCGTATCTATCCTCTAAGTTCATTCGGTCTATATTATGTTTGTGATACAGATACTTGTAAAAGTCTTCTGTCTTGCCTGTTTTTTCGACCTCTGCCCTTATATCGTTTAAGGCTTTAACTCCGTTTGTGCCTTTGCCTATAAGCCGTTGTGCAATTCCCTCAGAGTAATGCAAGAAATTGTACTTTGCTTGAAGTTTGCGGTTTTTCGTTTTGAGTGACAAGTCCTCAAAAACAGCACCTTTGTCAAGGAAACTGCCCTTAAATTTCTGCCAAACACCGCTTTTCTTCTTCTCAACTGTCGGCTCTTCGGTAAGAACCTCTGCAACACGATCCGTCTTGACATTCTGCTTTGCTTCCTCAATTCGAGTTTCAAGTCCGCTTATACGCTTTGAATAATCGGCTTCTACATTCGTTTTGAGTCTTTCAAGCCTTGCTACTTTGCGTATAATATCATTTGCTTTGCGAGAGTTAAAGTCCGTTAAAGACTCATATTCCTCAACAAGACGAGCAATTCTATTTTGGTAATCGCTCACAGATTCCGAAAGCAACTGCTTATTGTCGGCAAGTTCTTGTTCGAGGGCCTGTAACTTTTTCGACTGCCTATACTCAACTGTATCTATTCGCTCTCTTGGAGCATTGTCTTGACTCTTTGCTCGGTTGACAACTTGGTCTGCTCTCAACGGTGCAATATCTTCTAAAGACTCCCTCGCCATATCTTCGGCTTCTATTCTTGCGGTGTTTTCTTTATACTTGCCTACCTCGTCAGTAATAATGTCAACCGCTTCTTGAATAGTTTCGTCACCCAAATAATACGGTATATCATTTGTCTTTTTCATATTGGCAACTTCGGCTATTCTCATAAATTGGTCTGTGGAATTTATGAGGTCACCAGGGAAGAATGACGGGAACATTTCCCTTAACTCCATATATGCAACATCTACAGGAATACCGTCTTTTCTAATATTGACCTTGTTAAACAGACTTCGCCTGAAACTATTGAAATCAGGAATATCGCCCTTTATATTGTCAGATATTTTAATTTTGTACCCCCGTAAGAAATCTCTTATTTCCTCAACTTCCTGTATCGGTTCGTCATAAGTTCTTTCGCCGAACTGCTCTTTTATTTCCCAAAACAACTCTGCCTTGTCGGGCATTTCGGAAGTGCTGTACTTTTGTACAACATCTTTTATGATTTGTGCTTCTCTTCGGTTAAGATATAGCACATCTTTAAGAGATTTAGAGATATTCTTCAAGGTTTCGTTATCAAGCCTTGTGGTATCGGAATACTCGGTATAAGGTGCTTCCACTTCGGGCGGTGCATCGGCATCGTCAAGTGTTTCGAGATTTTCACTTGCTTGTGCGATTGCTTCTTCCTCTGTAATCGGTGTATCTTCCATTACAGGAGCAATATCCTCAACGGCTTCGGTCGGCTTTTCAAGTTTTACATCTTTGCCGTAAATGTTGAAATTGCCGTATTTCGTAAGAGGTTTGCCCTTTTCGGAAAGGGAATAGCGAATATCCTCATTGTTGAGATTAAATCTCTCCGAAAGCGGAATAACATTGCCTTTGTCATCATAAGTAGTGAGGTCGGCTGACTTAATCTGATTAGAATTAAAGACGATATAATGCGTTGTTCCTGAGTCTATTCCGTTCATATTGCGGAATTTGTAATAAACGGAAGTGTCGATAATTCCGTCAAAGCCTATATCCTCAAAAGCAAGACGGATAACCTCGTTAATAGCAAGATCGCCGTTTTCGTCAGTTACCTCGTCAACAATGCGTCTTTTAATCATTCCTACCGCATCGGAAGCAAGAATACCACCGTCATAGGCTTCCTCGTAAAGAAAACTAAAATCAACATCTCCAAAGGTTTCAAAATCGCTTGCGTTGTTCTCAAGAGCTTCTACGAAATCAATGAGCAATCCCTCAGGCTCGCCGTATTCGTCAAGTTCCTCGTCATACACCTCGTTAAAGTCAAGAAATGTTCCTTTTTCATTAGGAGTAATATACACAGGGTTTTCCATATTCAAATAAGCCGTAATTGTGTTCGGTTCGCTTGTTATGAATTTTTCCCTTGCTTTTTGTTCTCTTTCTTCATAGGAAAGGTCAGCATATTCGTCTTCATATTCCAAACGCTCTGCATATCTCGCAATTCGGTTTTTTAAATCTGCGCCTTCCTCGTTCGCATAGTTTTCGTCAACATCATATTCATTTGATGTGAAGTAAAAACCCTTGCCAAAATCGCCCTCTATCTGCGAGAATTTGCGGTCAAAAACATTAAAGTCGCTTACTCTGCCGCGATAAACTAAGCGTAATTTGCCGTTTTCGTCCCTAACTTTACTGTTAGGCATAGCCTTTTCTGCCGCATCTTCTACCAATCTGTTTACAGTTTCGGTATCGCCGCTTTCAACTGCGGAAAGGTAGGTGTTGTCGGCTTCGGATAGAGAATATCTTATATCACGGCTTTCCGTAGGGCTAACATTATCCGCATTTTTAAACTGATTGCTATTGAATACGATATAGTCAGTTCCTAAATGCTTTTCTTCGCCCTTGTAATAACTGCCCGTATCATCAATATTTTTAATGATAATGCCGTCATAATCGAAATCGCCGTTGTCAACCGCTTCTTCAATAGCGGAAGCAATATCAGCAGGAGTAGTCCGCCATTTTCCACGCTCTTTGAAAACACTTGCGCCATACTCTTGTAAAAACTGCTTTGTCGCTTCGTCAATCGGAATACTCGACCATTTTTCGCCTGCGGCATCTATTTCATAAGGCTTTGTAATATTTACATACCCCTCATACATTTCGCCATTAGGAGAATAACTGTCAGCCATTTCTCTATTGTCGGTAAAGTAGTTTATGTTTCGCTTAAACTCGGTAAAATCGGCTTTTCTTGTTCCGTGATATACAAATTTTAAACTACCGTTTTCGTCAACTGCTTTACTATCTTTAAAATAGTTTTGTTGTTCTTTTGAAAGTTCTCTGCCTTGACTGTCTGTGCTTAGAGAGTATCTTATATCAGGGTCGCTTGTCGGCTTTTCATTCGCAACGGACTTGATCTGATTAGACTCAAAGGCAATAGCAACGGTTGAAGCACCCTCGCTACCATTGGAATATCCGCCGTTATCGTGAATGTTTTTGAAGATAACACCGTCATATCCCTGCTCTTTTGCTCTCTTCGCATAATCTCTTGTGTTCATTTGCTTAACGGCAAACTCTTGAATAGACTCTGCGGAGAAATTGTCAGAAGCAATAGAAAACAGATTACTGATATTGATATTATTGCCGCCGAGTTTGTCTATTGCGCTATCAAGGTGCATTTTATCTTCGCCAACAGGGGCTATTGATTTTTGCTCTAAAACGGAAAGAATTTCATCACGGAATATTTGAAAATCTTCCCATTCTGCAAGGTTGGTAAGTGCCGACTTTTCCTCTGCGGTTAAGGAATTGTATCTGTCGGCAACCTCTTGCGAAAACTCTCTTGAAACATTATTCCAATTTCGCCCTTTGGCATCTACAACAAGGGGGTTTTTAAGGTTAAGGTAAACCTTGTAATTGGCATCTCCCTCGCCTACACCCTCATACCAACAAAATTCTTCGTAAATTTCTTGGGCGGTGTCTTTGGTTGTAATATGCTCACCGTTTTCCAAAAGTTCAAACTTGCCGTTTTTCTCAACCGCTTCGTAACTGTCATAGCCGATTTTTTCAAGGAATTTGTTCATATCCTCGGCGGTGCGAATTGTCTGTGCTTCGTAAGTTTCGGTTGTTCCGCTATATGAAGCAGCTACATCGTTTCTGTCTACAAAGAAAAATGATGTTTCATCATCAGACATATTGGCATCGAATATATGAAAACCTGCGTCCTGTGAGCCGTGATACATAACTTTGAGATTGCCGTTATCATCACGCATTTTACTATCCTTGAAAAATTCGCTTTGCTCTTTGGATAGTTGTTTGCCCTCGCTATCAACGGATAATGAATAGGTTTTATCGGTATTTGTGTCGGTTTGTGCCGATTTATTGGTATTTCCGCTTTCTCGGTAAACCTCTGCAAAAGTCTTTTTAACCTTTTCAAGTTCTCTTGCTTCTTTACTTCCTGCGGTTGCAACCTTGCAAAGATACTTAATTTCATCGTAAATCTTTTGAAAAACATTACGATTTTCGGTTGATAACTTCCGTACAAAGTCCTTGTCTGTGAAGATATAATCGCCAACCAAATCGGCAACAAGTTCTTTTTGTACCTTTGTATCAAAGTCCTCTCCCTTATAAACTCCCTCATAGAGTTTATTTAAGGCAGCAAGGCGACTGTCATACTCGCCTTTGGTCCTTGCATACTCGGTAATATAATCGGCAAAAGGTTGATAGAGTTCCGTCCCCTCTAAAATATGAGTGATTTCGTGACCTGCCGTGCTATTTAAAGACTTTGCGGACTCTATATTAAGCACAACATTTCCGTTTTCGTCAACAAAGCCGTTTACTGTCTTGCCCTCTACCGCAAAACTTGAATTTTTGAGTTTTTCATTGTCCGTAAAATCAAAAAGAACACCCTTATCGGCTGATATTTTCGCAATAAAATCAACCATTTCGTGTGTTCTTCTCGTATTATTCAATATTCCGCTCTCTACGGCTTTTTTAATTGTACCTTGATACTTTTCATCATACTGCGACAAATCGGCTTCAAAGGCTTGACCTCGCCTTGCTTTCTCGTTGTAACTTTCGGCAAGTTTGCTGTCTTTTACAAGTGAGAAAACTTCTTCACCGAGTTTTGTTTTCATATCTGCCGTATTAGTTTTTGCTTTTAGATCGGCTAACTGTTCTTTTAACTCGGCTCGGCGGTCAATTTGTTCGCCTGTCATTTCGCCTTGCTTCATTTTGTTGAGTTCGTTAAACTCATTCTGCAAGGCTTCTTCGTTGTCAAATGCGTTCTTGTAGGTTTTATAGGTTTCTCCGCCTAAAACTTCCTCTATGGTATCTGTAGAGATATAGCCTTTTTCCATTTCTTCGAGAATATCATCATAAATCTTTTGCTTTTTAAATGCGGTTAAGGCTTTGCCGTCTTTTTCGGCTTCCTTTATCCTATCCTCATATACCTTGTTTACAACGGTTTCCTCATTCTCGGTCAGTTTAGTTGTGGGGTCAACACCCTTTGCTTTTGACTGTACTGCATCGGCACCGCTAAAACCACCACCAAGAACAACACCGCCAATAAAGGACTCCCAAGCCTCTTCAAAAGAAAATAGTTCGTTAAATTCCTTTTCGTCTGCGTAGGTAAGTTTTTGTCCTACCGCACTCATTACACCCGAAAGAATTTCCTCAAAGCCCTCGCCTGCGGCATCTATACCGAGTTTAGAAAGTGTTCTAATGGTCTTGTTTGAGATGTTACGCAAAAAGCCGTCTGTAACCACATCGCCCAATGCTTTTCCGCCGAATTTGATACCGCCCGAAATTTTTTCGGTTAGTATTTCTGCACCTGCTGTAATAGCAGCACTTATTCCTGCTTCGGCAAAGGTAGCACCCTCATTATAGGCTTCATCAACTTCGCTACCGAAAGAGGTAACTCCTGTTGTTATCCACCAAGGAACACCAACGGCTTGAAGTCCTGCCGTTGCCAATAACTGACCGCCCGATTGAGCAAGCGACTCGGTTTTGTCGCCCAATATGGAGTTTTTATCATCCGCAATGTAAAGGTCTTCAAATACATCCTCATCCATACCTAACCCTGTGTAGAAGTCCTTTACTGGTTCTTTAAACGCTCGGCCTGTCAAATAACTTGCGACTTTCTTTTCGTCATATAGGTCTTTTGCGATAAAGTCCTTAAAGCCTTTTTCTGCTGTTTCTTCAACATTTTCAATATACTCGTCACCGGGTTCAGTCCATTTTCGTAAAATTTCGCCTGTTTCTTTTAATGAAACATCTTCACCCTTTATGGCTCGTGTTGCCGCCTCTGACAAACCACCTAACCCTAAACCTGTTTTTAATATTGTTTTACCTATTTTTAGACCAGTTCCAAGTGAACCCTGTACAACATACGCACCTGCATCGACAACTTTTTCACCCATACCTATAACACCAGCGTAAACATTTTCTGCGGTGTCCGTTGTTGTTGAAATAATCGTTCTTGCCACATCGCCAAACTGATAGCCGTCCTCAAATGCGCCTTTTTCAAACCATTTGCGCTCGTCTGTATCTTTCGAGGTTGTAGTCTTGACAGGAGCGATATCATCGTCCGTCACATTGTATGTTTTGTATGTAGGTGCTTCAATATCGTCCCTGCCTAAAACAGATTTTGTGTAATCTGTAAAAGATACGCCTTTATCAGGTAGTAGTTTTCTTTTCTTTTTTGTATATTCTGCAAATGAAGCCATATTGAAACTCCTTTACTTTTCAGGGTTTGACATTCGCCAAGCAACAAAATTAGTAAGATAGTCGGAATAAGAAGCGTAAGAGGTTTCTGCTCTGTTGCTTCCACTTGCTTTTCTTCTCGCCCATTCACTTTTTGTCATTAAGCCGCCGTCACCCGAAGCAACTCCTTTTTTACGCATATATTCTGCCGCCGCTTCGTAAGTAGTGAATTTCGGTGTTGCGGTTTTCGACACACTTGACTTTTTGATAGTGCCTGAGGACGATTTAGCCGCTTGTGACTTCTGCCAATTAAACTGTTCACGCTGTAAAGCCAACTGTGCATCTTTGTATGCCTGGTCTTTCTTAGCCTGTTCTTTTTGGAACGCAAGACTTTCGTTGTACTGTCTAACTTCCTCTGCAAGAGCATTTTCTTGGTTGATCTGTTTAAGTACATCTTGATAACGAGCATAGTAAATATTTTCGGTTTCGGTAATCTTATCAGCCTTATCCAAAAGAAGTTGATTTTTATATTGAAAACCTTGCAAAGACAATTCAAGTTGTTGCTGTTGTGCCTTATACGCTATTTCGGCTAAAGCAACACTGTTTTTCAACCTTGCTTCCGTCATAGCATTTGTAAAATCGGCTACAATTCGCATAAATACTTCTCTTGCCGTTGCAACTCGGTTTTGATATTGGTTATACATCGAAACTTGAGAACTTTCGCTATATCCCGAACCTGTAAAACCGCCTGCTGCCATTTTCTCGGCTTTTGCACCGTACTGATTACTTTGCTTCTGCCAATCTACATAAGCACCCGACTGTTCTTTTTTATAGTCCTTTTCGGCATTTGCCTTTTCTTGCTCGATTTTATCAATAGCAAAATCGGTTTGTTGCTGTTGTAATTGAGTCTGCTTGTCCGCCCATTTTTGCGAAGCATCTATCTGTGCCTGATAATACTTATCGGAATTGTCTATCATTCCTTTGTACATACTCTCGACTTGTGATAGAGCCTCTTTTTTATCCGCTTCTACTTCCGTAAAGCGTTTATCGTTATAATCTACTTCATAAGCCATTTATATATCACCCCTCATCGCTTTATATAGCCACCGACGAAGCACTCCAATGTTGCTGTTTCAAGGCTAAATCTCGTTTGCGAATGGAATTTCAACTGAATATCCTTAAACTTTTTCCGCTTAATTCTGCTCACACAATAATCGGTAATGTTTTCGTGTGTACTTATAAGTTCAAAGTCGGTATCCTCAATTTTTGCATATATAGATAAATCGCCTGTTGCTTCTATTACGCAACCTCGCTTATTGGTAGTCTTCAACTTCTGCGGATATTTAAACTTATCCTTTGGAGTCACCCAATAACTCTCTATATTGCTTTTTGTGTCGGTCAAGGTATAAACTCCGTCCTCTGTGCCAACATACAAAATGCCCTCATACACTTTCGCATAAGTGACATTTTTGTTAAGTTCCCAATAAAACCAATCATATTCTAAATGATTTTCATTTGTGAACATTGCTCGGCTATCGGCAAGGTAAACCTTATTCCCGACAAAGACAAACAAATAACCCTCCCACTCTGCAAGTATCATATTCTTGTAGTTCGGCTCGGCTATTAGTTTGCGATCAACTAATGTGCTTCGGTGTCCTAATGCTTGTTCGGTTGTTATATCTCCGCTTATACCTTCCATTCCTCTTTCGCTGAAAAAGACAATATCATCGTTAAAGTTTATTGCCTTTCCTACACACCCGGTAGAAATGCTCGAATGTGAAGACGGATATATTTTGCCGTATTCATCGTCAATAGTCGGTGTATGATAGAAAACCGTTGTATTTGCATCGGACGGCGCTCTAAACACCCACAAAGCGTTATTACCTGCGACTATGCCCTTTATCTCGGCATCGTCCAAACCCTCTCGGTAATAGTCAAGGTCGCTCACATAAGAGGGGTCATTCAGGCTACAATGCCATACCACATTTGGATATTCCTTGTTGCCACTAAAAAATACTCGGTTATCGAATACTTGCAGCAAGGTACAACCTAAAATGCTTTTTCGGTAATTCGTAACAGTTTTCTTATACTGTACAGATACATTATCTTGTCCGTCCGTCAAAGGCTCGGAAACAACATCGTTAAAGATTATTTTGCCCTCTGCATAATTGACTGTGTAATTTGATACAACCTTATCGTCAACCTTAACAATAGGGGAGTAGTCACTATCAATATTCTTGCTATCTAGCCAAAACTCTTTGCTGTTTCCGTCTGCAAGAAATGTATTGATTCGATAGTCAGAAAGCATATTGACATCTTCGTGCTTCGTTCCACCGCTTTTAGGCTTTCGGGCAATAGAGGTAGTCGGTATATATCCAACAACCTCGCTTATGGTAGAGCCGTCATATTTCAAGTAGTTTTTGCCGTCCTTGAAATACCAAACATTCTCATAAACAAAGCCATCACTTACCGCTTCTTTTAACCCCGAATAAATTTCGGTCTTATTTCCGTTTATCACCTTATACAGTTTTGTACCGCTATGTACTAACTGCATATCGTTAAAAAAGAATATTCCGTACACCGTATCGGCAAATGCGGTCTTTAACTCTAAACCGGGCCTTGTCCTTATGCTCTCGGTTTCCTTGTAATCTTTCCAAACATTTAAACTGTCGGGACTTCTCACAAGGTTTATTTCTTCCCCTCGAAAATCTACACCACGAAAATTACTGTAAATGCGAGGGACTAAATTATCATTAGTTAGGTATGACATTAAATATTAACACCGCCCTCAATGTAAATATTCGTCATTTGATAACGAGGGTCTAACCTCTGCAACATTGTTTCGTATCTTGTTGCGTATATGCTTCCGTATTCCGTTGATACATCACTCTTTAAAAGGTCGGCGGCAACTCCATACGGCATTATTTCAAGCACATCGGGGGAAAGTTCAAACTCATAAGCATTGTCTTTTGTCTTCTCGGTAATTCTTTCGGGATAAACAAAAATATCAAGTTCAAGCGTTCCGCTCTCTAATATCTTTAATATCGTGCCGTTTGCTTTCGACTCATACTGTACTCCACTTGCCGAATTTATTTGATATACCTCATATCCGCATACCTCTTCTATTCTTTCATAAGTTACAAGATCGCCCTCGTTCACTTCCATCACGGCATATTTAGGTATCTTCTTCATTCTCGCAAGTTCATACATTACTTGATTTATAACATCGTTTTGCTTGGTCGCTATGTCGGGGTCATCGGTTAAATGTTCACTATCGGGGTTTAATTCCTCGATTAGTCCCAACACTTTCTTTTTCATTTCCTTTAAGGTCATATTTTCACCCCTTTAAAGTAAAAAGAGGGCAACCGTAGTCACCCTCTTTGTTTTACATTTATTCGGTTTCGGTTTCTTCCTCTACCGCCGCTACTTCGTGGTTGTTCCCACCGCCGTAAATATTATTTTCGGGGTCGGGTACAAGATTTGCAGGGAAAGCAAAAAACTCTCTTTCGCCATAGGCGGTTACAATAACATTGTTGCCGTTAATATCGGGAACTGTGATTTCGGTTGTAGAGAAATCATAGGCTGCACCGCAAGAACAAGTGCCGCTTGAATATCTGCGTACAACGGCTTCCTCATTTTCATAATCAATTCCGTCTGCCGCATTATCGTGTAATACATAGCCGTCATTTGGATAAATTCTATAATTTTTGTGGATACCCTCTTCGTTAATACCTTTTACCATTGTAGTATTGGGTATTAAAGTATCCATAGGGTCATAAGTCCAAGCCATATTTTTTTTTTCCTTTCGTTAAATATTCCAACCTAAAGTTTCAACATAGTTTTTCCAAGTGCCACCATCGGGGGCGGTGCTTTCGGCTTCCAATGCAGTCCAACAATCCCCTTTAAACTTAACAGTATATTTATATTCGTTTGCTGTGCCTGCATAGTTTTTTAGGTGCGATATAATGCTTTTCATACTATCAACCGATAGGGGAGAGTACGAAACATCAAAACCCCTACCTATAACGCCCTCAAAAGTTATATTTTTAAGGCTTGAACAATTCAAAAAGGTGGAATCTAATGCTACACCTTCGTGAACATTTAAAATCCTAACTGTTATTAAACTTCTCGCATTATAAAACATTGAGCCTGCGTTAGAGCCTTTCACCACGATAGGTACTTTGGTATCTGTAATATCGACATTTGCGTGAAATAATGCCATTCCTGCTGTCGTTCCTGTTGTTGTAATAATAGGGTACTTGGGGTTAAAGTTTTCGTCCGTCCAGCCTGTGTAGCTAAATTTATAATAATAGTTTCTTTCGCCGCCATTGTTTTGGAAAGTGTCCCAAAACCTATCGTATTCGGCTTGTTTACCTGCTTCGTAAACCTTTTGCTCATTCTCGGCTATGGTAACAAGTTTTTCTGCTATGCCCATTCATCATTGCCCCCCGTATTATCTTCAAATTCATTACTGCTATCGTCATTATTTCCTATAAGCGAGTTTTGAATTTCTATGATACTATCAAGAGCAGAGTCAATGTCGCCTAAAATTTCTTCTTGCTCTATAATATTGGCGATTTCTTCCTTGTCGGCTTCGGTCAAAACATAGTCTTTTCCGTCTTTTCCGCTCACACCGTCATTTCCTCGGTCGCCTTTAAGACTTGCAAGCCATTCCGCTTCCGTTCCATCAAAGCCATTCATAACGGCTATTTCATAGGCTGACTTGCCGTATATCTCGTCAGGGTTGACTACCGTTCCTTTTAAACCGCTCATACTTTGCTCCTTTCATTATGTTACTGATTTAAACTCAATATTGCGCCAACCGTATGTATTGCCGTCTTTAACGCAAATTTTCGGTGTTAATACTCCGTTTTCGTTTACTGTAATAATTGTGCCTGCCAAATACTCGCAAGGAGAACACAACATTTCTGTATGATTTTTGCTTTTGTTCGTTGCGTTAGCATAGTCGATGTTGCTGCCGATTGCATCATAAGAAATAACTTTGGAGAACAGAGCGTTTTCAAAATTGTTGTGGTGTATTTTCAGCCTTTCAACCGATCCGCCACCTACTCTAATAAGTTGTGTTACGCTATTTTTGCCCGAAGGTTGCTTTATGATATTGTTGTTAATATCAAGGTTTTTCACAACGCCGTATATATATATACAATGGGCATTTGCTCCGTTTGAATTGTAGCCGTTGACTACATTTCCGCTTATAACACTATCGTGTAGACCAAACAAACTCAAAAACAGGGTGCAATTATTGATAATGTTATCAGTAATCGAAATGTTTGCGTTATTGCCGATATAAACTGCCGTTAAGCAATCGTTGAATACATTGTTTTGAATAGATTTAGCAGGTGCGTTTTTAATCGCTTCGGCTGTGCTTAAAGGTAATGAGTGGTCTATTGTAATATGTGAACCGTCGAAAACATTTCCCTTAACAGTAAATACTCCGTCCGAAACACGATAAATATATACGGTTGCCTTGAAAGTGTTGTTATACATTTCAATATTTGTCGGGGTTGCTTCTGCTATGTCGACATAATCATTGTTTACCTTGACATTCACAGAGCCGTCAAAATAATTATCGTGAATTTTCACTCCGTCCGTGTATTCAAATACCGTTAAAGAGCCGTTTGTGTTGTTTTCAAATCTACAACCACTAACCTCTATATTTTTGTTTATAAGTTCGGGCGACCAAGTTTCTATATCAATACCTAACTGCGGTATAGCACCGTTTGTGTTTTTGATAACACAGTTATAAATCTTAATATTGTCAACGCCGCCCACAATAGAAATGCCGTTTCTTCGTGAATTATCAATTATGCAATTACTGATAATAACATCTTGCGCTTCATTTGTGACAGTGCCGCCGATTATAATTCCGTCCCCACCTGCTTTCACAAGTTTTACACCGTCGACTAAAATGTTTTTAGCGTTAAAAATACCAATACACGCTTGCTGTGCGGTATCAGGCTTTGCCATTTCCAAAGTAGCATTGTCGCCATATATCTTTATGTTTTCTTTGCTCTGAATATTGAAGATATATTTTTTGTTCTCTTTGGAATTTGAAATGATTTTAGCGTTGCTTAAAGAAATCATTGTATCCGACTCAACATCAATAGTGTCGCTAATTAAATAACTGCCGTTTTTAATTAGTATGTTTTTCGATGTTGCAAAGGCCTTTTGTAAGGCAACTGTATCATCGGATACTCCGTCACCGATTGCACCGAACATTTCGGGAGTTATGTGCAGATTCGCAACCGCTTCGTGCGTTGCTTCATACCCTGCTTCTATTTTTGCAATCGCCCTTGCTATAACTTGGTTTTCTACAGGGTGCTTAGATGTAAGGTCAAGTTCATCGTCCATATAGCGAGAGAGTATATCATCTTCGCCCGGCTCATACTCTTCGACCTCTTTGTCTGCACCCTCAGGGAAGAGTTTAAATATCTTTGCCCCGTCATCGTCATAGCCTATAATCGTCTGTGGGTCAGAGAGCGGATTAAGTTTTACCTCGTACCAATAATCGACAGGCTTGTTTATAACCTCGCCAATTTTGGTATCTTCGCCCGACAAATAAATTTGTACATTCTGTGTCGCCGTTGTAATAGGGAAGTCCTTTTGTAATGCAATTTCCGTGCATTTCTTTTTCTTAAATACCTTGATACGCACAACATCGCCTGCAACAAATGTATAGGGCTTGCCCTTAAATTCAGCCGACACGGACAGTAGCACTATATCCCCTCGTGTCACATAGATAGATAAATCATCGTTTATCTTATACATTTAATCGCCTCTATTCTTAATGATATTGTTTTTATTTTCGCCCTTTGCTTTGGCTTCGTTGCGCTTTTCCTCTTGCTTTAACAATTCCGCTTCACACAACTTGTTTTTCGGACATCGTTTGCAAGTATCGAATTTCATACACAACTCGCCCTTATATGTTCTACTCATTAGAGTTTATGTCCGTATTATCTTTGTAAATTTCTTTGATCGCTTTAATTTCTGCCTCTAAATCTCTTAACTTATACAGAGGCACATCAGGCACAATATAACCCTCTTCTTCGGTCCAAATGATAATAGTGCCTTCGGGAAGTTCCGTTGTCTGTACACCGTGAAAAGTGTTCTTAATCTCGCCTTGTTCCCATTCTTTGTTGATTTCGGTAGTCAACACACAATTCTTTAATGTTTGACGAACTTCGCCATTTTCGGTCTTTTCGTCAAATTCCATATCTTTTGTTACTGTTCTGCCGTAATACTGTTTTAAACTCGGCTTAACTGTAAATAATTCGTTGTTGCTCATATTCTGCTCCTTAAAAAAAGAAGAGGGGAATCTCTTCCCCTCTCCCGTAGTAAATTTAGGCTTTTGCAGTCTTCATTACATAGATTTCCTTAGGACGAACAACCTTTGCACCAAAGACATAAAGTGCCTTGATAGCATCGGTAAATGCGTCCTGAGGACGGTATTTTTCAACCTTGTCAATCTGCTCTGCAAAGGCTACTGCCTTGCTTGTGCGAAGAATGTTATAGATAGCATCGTCGCTTTCGGGCAGACAGTTCTCAATGCAAACATAAGCATTGTTGTACTTGCCAATAGCACCCTTTTTAAGAAGTTCGGGGTTATTGGTAGAGGTTTCGGTTAAATTCTGCTTGAAGAGAGAATAAACCTTAGGTGCAACTTCGAGATAGTAAGCATCGGTAATCTTGCAATCGTTGCTGTACAATTCAACAAAGCCGTCCTCAACGCTTTCGATAGCGTTAGCCTTAGTAAAGTTGATAACTTCAGATACTGCGATTTCGTTTGCATCTGCGGCAGCCTTAATAACTTCTGCAACATACTTGTCACCCTCAAGAGCAAGACCCTTTGCGGCTTCGTCTGTAGTTGCTTCCATAAGTCCGGGAACAGACTGAGCCTTGTCAATGTCTTCAACTTCATAATTGTAGTAGAAGAATTGATCGAGTTTTAAGGTCTGTTCGCCGTCAGTTACGCTCTCACGAAGAAGAGCGGTGCCGGGTACATAACGATGAATAGAAGGACGGTTAACATTAAGAATTTTAACTTCCTTAGCGTTTTTGGTGTCCTTTTCATACTGAAAATCGCAATGGTTACGAAGAGAAGTAATCTTATCTAATGATTTAAGAATAGATTTGCTCCAAATAACCTGTTTGAAACTTGATACAGTAGGAGTTACTGCCATTTAAAATCATTCCTTTCGTTCTTGCAGGAAGTTATCCGCCTGTCATAGAACGCCTTACTTTCTCCCACACTCCAGGCTTGTCAAGGTCTTCCTCGGTCAACCTATCAATGTCTTCGGGGGAGTAGTAATCTTTATCTCCGCTTTCTTGACTTTGCTTTAAACTTCCTATTGTTTGATAGTTTTTCTTTGGTTTGGTTTGGTTGTAGATATTATAAATATCTGCAATAGGAATATTAGGGTTAAACTGTGCTGCAAAGTCTTTAAACTCTTGGCTATCGTAGACCTCTTTTGTTACGCCAATTTTTTCAAGTTCTTGGCTATGTTCTGTTTTTTGTCTATGTTCTGCCAAAACTTTAAACATCGCTTTCTCTCTCGGTGTCATATTCTCAACGCCCTTTTGAGAAAGCCTGTCTACTTCTCGCACAACCTCGTCAAAGCCGTCCTCGATAATTTCTTTCGCATCTGACTCTGCAAGAATTTTTATATCCCTCATATCCGATTTTTTCTCAGGCATTTTCTGTCCTTTTTTGATATAGAACTCTCTGAGAGTGTCGGTGGCTTCACCAACACTTTCTTTGCCTAAGCCTGCCTTTACCACTTCTGCAAGTTCATCGTGTTTTTCATACTCTTTACGAATCTTTGCTCTTTCTCGGGCAAGGCGTTTACCCATCATATCGTTTACTTCCGACTGGGTATAGGTTTTTTCGGTAGGTGTTTCAACTGCCTCAACAACTTCTTCTGTAGGTTGCTCTACATTTTCAGTAACCTCTTCGGCTACAAGGTTTTCGTTTTCTAACATAACGATTTTCCTTTCCTATTTTTTGATTGGTGTTTGTTTCACCTATTCCATACAGTTTTACAACTTAAATGTTTGGTTGACACTCGCTAAAAAGCATATAAAAAAGCACTCTGTTAAGAATGCTTAATTATCAATTATTCTTCGTCCGTTTCGGCTTCCTCGTCTGCTATTTGCTCATCGAGTTCGGCTTCCTGATCTTCGTATTCTTCCTCGCCCTCAATTTCTTCCTCTGCTTGTGCTTCGGCTTCTAATTGTCTTCGAGCATCGGCAATCTGTTGAGCCTGTCCGTCCGGGTCTTCCATAAGAAATTGGTTTGCTTTCTGTTGCATTGCTTTCGCTTCGGCTTCCATTATGGCTATTCTGCGTTGTGATTCTTCCATACGCTCAACAATAGCCTGTAACTTTAACTTAGGCGCTACCGAGTCATCGTCAAGGGACTCTACATAGGCTTTCAGTTCGGGCAACCTTTCAACGCTAAATAAGCCGTTTATCAAAAGATTTTCAATAGTCTGTTCTTGAGCGTATTTATCATATACACCCTTTGGAGTAACATCTATCTTAACGGTTGCTTGTAACTGTTGTAATGCAATTTGAGGAACATTGACTATCTCAACTGTTTCCTCGCCTGTCATTTGGTCTGTAACCTTATACTCAAGGTCAACACCATTCTCGGAATGTACGATAAGGTATTCAAGCCATATTCTCGCAACATCTTCAATAAAGTTTTTGTAACTTTCTTTCTGCTCGGTCATTGGTGCTTGTGAAGCCTGTTGTACCGCAAGAATTGCTCTACCCGAAGCACTCTCGGGGTCGACTTGTCCTGTTGCCGTATCTCCTGCACCTGCTAAATCTCTTGACTTCTGTATTAAATCATCTAACAACTGTAACATCGGTCGACATTTGTGCAGGTTGC